GGAAGCCTGCAAGGTCTATAGCAACATAGTAGTCACCATCTTCTGTAGTAGGCTTATTGCCAAAGTTTAACCATTCCTCTTTAAACATCTCAGAGCCTTGGTTCTTGAAGGATGCCATGAACTCTTGCTGAAAAGCATGTGTTGACATACTCTTCTTAGCTACATCTATTTCCTCAGGGTCTAAGGTTTCGTTGTCGTAACTAGTAAAGTGCCATGCTGTGAATGTTAAGTCGTCATCACCAGAAAGCTCTGCATATTTGTATAAGTCATAGAAGTGATTACGACCTTTAGGTGTACCTATGAACAGTGCTCCACCCTTTTGGTCAGCCAAGGCAGGACGTAGGATCTCCTCGAAGACCTCAGATTTCATATCGGCATATTCGTCCAGCACTAGAAACTTAAGGCTTACACCACGCATAGTGTCTGGCCTATCGGCTCCCTTAAGGCTTATGGTGGCACCGTTAAGCAATGTAATCTGCATGTTATTGATATGTGCTGACTTGATTACAGGAGCACCTAGCTCTACTAGAAGCTTCCACATGATGTCTCTAGCCTGCCCCTGTGTTGGGGCTACATAGAATACATGGGAGTTGGGTAAGTTAGCTTGTAGAGCATTGACAATCAATAACCAAGCAGCTAGTCGTGACTTACCACAACGTCTGCCAGCAGCTACTACTCTAAAGCGTGTGTCGTCTGCCCATACTTTCTTTTGCCATTCCAATAGTTCAATCTGTAAGTCACTGGACATTATACAACCTCATATGAAGCATCAGTGATGTCTTGGTCATCAGTGGCAACTGTAGCGCCACCTATGCCAGTAATGTTAATCTGTATAGCTGACTTACCACTACCCTTAGATAACTCAGATTCAAAGGCTGCTGTAGGCGCTATACGGTCTAGAACCAATTTCCAAGCACTGGCTTGATGTTTGTGATCATCGTCTAAGGCTGCATTGAAGATAGACTCTAGAACTTTAGCAGACTTAGGACTGGCTAGCATCCTATCACGGTACTCATTGATTATAGCCTGAGTGCCTTTAGGTCTGCCCATGACACCTTTCGGCTTCTTTACTTTCTTAGGTCTGCCTAAGGCTTTCTTTGGTTCGGGATCATTAGTGGGTTTCATACAAATAGATTATCCTTTAGTGTTAGGTCTATCTTAAGATACTTAAGTTGATTAAGGCTGACATAAATCTGACCAATACAAAACACTGTGTCAAGAATCACAGTCAACTATATGCTTAAGTGTCTTAGGTACTTAAGTACTTAAGACTCTTTAGTTAATTCTTTAATAATTATTAATGATAAACTTTAAAGAGTCTTTGTTACTTTGTTGTCTAAAGTACTATTATAGCATACTTTACTGTTTAAGTCAAGCTATATCTACTAATAACTTAAAGAATAGTCTAAAGAGTCTTAAGTAGTCTTAAGTAGCATTAGGTCAGCTAATGATCACCATTAACAATACTAATGAGCTCTTATGTTTTCCTTTAGTAATCAATGTGTTGTCTGTGGTCTTCCAGTGTAGACATATGTGACTTAAGACTGGTCTTTGGAATCCAAAATCACCCTATTTTATGTACTTGAGGCTACCACAGTTATCCACGGAAACCCCAGCCCCCCCGTCCCCCGAAGTTATCCACAGCTTATCAACAGTTGGCCTGTGGATAACTCAAGTCCTTAAGCATACATCAGACCTTAAGTCAACTACTGTGACTGCTGAGTCATCTTGTGACTACTCAAGGCTCATTAGTCACGGGGGTTGACATAAGGTCTGATGTATGCTCAAGACCTTAGGCATCTTGAGTTAACATAAGGATCTTGCGTTGTCAATAGCGTGACTATTTAGGTCACATTAGTCACAAGAGTTGACAAGTGTATGCTTAAGTGGGTGCCTATGGAGACTATGGAGACTATGGAGACTATAGACACTGTGGATAAACCTGTGGACATGTAGATAACTTATCCACAAGCCCCTCAAGGCCTCACAAGCCCTCTTAAGCCTACACAAGACACCCTCGACCCATTGCTATTGCTTGCGCCTGTAATGCGCTTAGAGTGTTTATTGTTACTTTTATGTATTTATCTATTGACAGTGTTTAGTGCTTGTGATACTCAAGACTCTCTATGTGACTAAGCTCAAGTCTTAAGCAAAATAAACTAAAATAGTTGTTGCATTCTCCATTCAGGTCTATATAATAAGCTGTATTGAAGTTAAACAACACGCCCTAGGGCAACGAGGATTTACCCATGAATGATTTTACTACGATTAAGAATATTAAATGTTACGGCGATATGTCAGAATATGCTACAGTTCACTTTATGTGTGAATGGGCAAACGGTGAAGAATTCGAGCAAATGTATACCGGTTCTAAAGGCTTTACCACATGGACTGAGCTAGTATCTTATTATGTTGCAAGTGCGACTGAAGAGGGCTACACAATACTAGAGTGTGAAAGTGACGAATAAATAAACTTGAGTTACCATAAGGCTTTGTGTAACAGAGCCTTAGATTAAACCAAGCAAACAACACGCCCTAGGGCACTGGAGCAATACCCATGATAGTAACTACTGTAACATCAAACGCCTTTCACGACGCATTCAACGCTATGCGTCCAAATCAATTCAGCTATGACGCCTTAGAAGCTATGTTTAACTTCTTTGAAGAGTTGTCAGAAGACATGGGCGAACCATTCGAGCTTGACGTTATCGCCATATGTTGTGAGTGGATAGAATTTGACTCAATGGCTGATGCAGTATGCGAATACTGGGACATTGACACCCGTGAAGACTTGCGAGACTATACCACGGTACTAGAGTTACGTAACGGGGGTGTAGTTATACAACAATTCTAATCGCCACTTGCTTTACCATAGGGCTTTATATAGTATAGAGCCAATTTATTAAACTGAGGTAACACAATGAAAGATTTTAAACATCATGGTCAAGACATTAAACAGAGCGCCTTAGTAGCACAAGCCACTAAGGTTAACAAACGTACCACTATAGCCGTAAACGTCTTAGGCGCCCTTATAGGAGCCTTAAGCGTGTATCTTATGGTTGTAGTCATGTTCGAGGGGACATTATGAAAACTTTATTAGAACAACTAGCACTTGATAGGGACAAGGCGCAGGCAACATGGGATTCCTTAATAGGTGCTAGAGGTACTACACGCTCACAAGTAGATCAGGCCTGTATTAAGTCTCAAGAGGCGTTAGATGCTTGGTATCTACAAGTAATGAAACAAAAGGCAACATTATGACTACTGAATTAAAAACTAAGCCAGTATTAAGAGATGAATTAACTACTGAAGAGCATGCAGTATTACGTAAACACCCAAAAGAAAAATGGGAAAAAGCTTTCATATTTAGGCTAGATTATGGACAGTATTACTTTTTTTATGTCTACCCGTCATATATTAAACTAATTGGTAAAAACGGGGGCGTTAAGCTTTTCCATATCTACCCTTATAACGCAACATTACTTAAGGACATGCAGGAAGCCATAAGACAAGCGACAGGCCTCAAGGTACTGCAGAGAGATATAGAGCCGTGGTCGGGTGGTTTAGGTGATAGATCAGACCAACATTATTTTTACTAAACTAAAGGACATAAGAACCTATAAAATAAATTAAAAGAAGTATTGACAATCAATTAAAAACCATTTACTATAGCACTATGCCTTGCACTAGTAAGGCTTAACTTAAAAACAGGAAGTATTAACATGAAAACTATCACACGTAAACGTCTAACTAAAACACGTTATGAAATCTCAAATGGCCCTTGTTTCATTGGTCTACACTTTTGGAAGTATTCAATATACGTAGGAAAGCCAGTTAAGCGCCTCAATACACGCCTTAAGGCTATTAAGGACGCTAATGGTTCAGAAACTATAAGCATTGCAGGGGGTGCCTGATGCGCTGCAAATCATGCGACGACATATTAGCAGAATACGAATTAAGCCGAAAATGCAAAATTACAGATGAATTTCTAGATTTATGCTCAACATGCTTGACATATTCAAACGAGGCTAGTTATAATGTTAGCTTAGAAGTTGATATTGACTATAATGAAATTAAAGAGGAATCACCATGGCTAACAGCACGATAACCATTGTCATTGATGTACTGGGTCAAGACTTGCCATTAGAGGTAGAAGTCTCATGGCATATAAGCGACGCCAACGAATTAACTATAGATGACTTTTATGGTTATCATTTTGACAACAAAACAGGAGAATATAGCCGCATACCTTACTGGCTACACAAGCTAATTGAGACTACACACTTACTGGAAGAAGAGTATTTAGATCTAATCGACCTTAATTGTGATGAAAGATCATATTAGTGCTTGACAGGCTTTATTCAGTTTGGTATAATAATACTATAGAAACAAAAGAAAAGCTTTAAAGATAATTCATTATGTTATTCATTAAAGCTTTACTTTAGTATCTTAAGTATCTTAAGTATCTTAAGTATCTTAAGTTAGTCTTTACAATGTCATTAATAATTGTTAAAGTTTAACTTAAGACTACTTAAGTAGTCTTAACCTAAGGGTGGTCAATAATGATCAACCTATTAATAAAGTAACCCGAAAGGATAATTATATGAGTGTTATTAACGGAACAGCAGCTTTCATTAACTTAGTTGAGCACGAACAGTACCAAGAAAAGTCAACCGGAAAGTACAGCTTGACTGTTACTTTAGATGATAAATCTATCGAACAGTTAGAGGGTCAAGGTGTACGCCTCCGTCAGTATGAAGACCAAAAACAGCGCA